ATAGAAAGAAATAAAATACAAATATATTTTAATACGGACTTCATAAGTCTCCTATTTCACTAGAACATTTTTATAGCTTAGACCGGCCCCAGTATTTCCTGTATAAGCCAGACGCCTTGGTGCGTTTTCACTGTCTGTTTGAAGGTGAATACAAGCGGGCACGCCTTCACTATTACTTTCTAATATTACTTTATCAAAAGGGAGTTCTGATTCAAGACGGATCCAATCGAATACTTCCTGCAAAGTATGTCCAGGAACCGAAATATCAGCAGCTGATCTTCCGCCTATAAATAGATGATAACTAGTAGGCTTGCCTCCAACTGCTTGATTATGAGCTGGAGGTCTATACCCGTCATGGACACTTACTGGACCCCATTTTTCTCTGATGGGCTCAAGGAGTGTCTCGCATATAAAATAAGCGTTCTGAATTATACGAGCTTCACACCCTGCTACCCCAAGCTCCGTATCTTGAAAATGTGGCGTCAATAACATTGGAAACTCCTTAGGACGCGGGCCAGCCTGAAATTATTATGGAAATTGTTGAACCTGCTATTTTTACAGTCGGCGTCAATCCAGTAGGGATAGTTACTGAAGGATCATTCAGTATTGCCTCAAGAGACAACAGAACTTGTTCTGGAGTAATTGTGTTAGTGTTTATCGGCGCCGGAAATATTATATCTATCTCTTGAGACAAATCGTTGCCAACGGCCCATATCTGTTGTTCTATCTTAACCTTAGAAGGATCTAAAGGAATAAGAAGAGGAGGTAGGGGGGATGTTACTGGAGGAATAGATATATCTAAATCTCCAGTAGTAAAAGTCCATTGATAGTTGGAATCTAAGGTATCTGGAGGAGATTCTAAATTCTTTATAGATTCACTTAGGGCGGAGCCTGGGCCTACAAGTAATACCGTATAAACAACATCCGGTCTCAAAGGTCTAGTTGGACTAAATGTAACTACAGTATTCCCATCTGAGTTTGTGCTAAATGTAAACGTTCCTGGTATATATTCCCTACCGACGGCCGGCTTCGGAGACCTTGAGTTCAACTCAGTAGGGGACACGAACTGAGTTTGTCCCGGTCCTGTCAAACTAAAAGTAGCAGGAGTAACAGTAGTAGTGTCTATAGGCTGGTCAAAAGTAACTATTATTTGGGCGCCTAAGACTACTTCTGTCTGATTAGGGTTAGGTGACACCGAAATTACAGAAGGACTGGACATTAAACTACTCCAACTTTGTCTCTACATCTTCAATAGTTATAGCAGAAAGCCCCGTAAAGGAAGATTGCTTAGGTTTTTCAACTCTTAAACTGCCAGTAGTAGCAAGCTCTGCCTGCATACGTTCATAATCAGACTCATCTTTAGGTATTATGACGTAGGAATTACCTTTATCGTCTCTACCTACTAATATTTTTGAGACTTCTTCGCCTTCTTTAATGGGCCCCAGCTGTCCTTCTTTGACTGCCAGGTCTATTTCTCCTAGTACTTGGCTTACTTTAGAACCAACTATATCATCCTTACTATCTGTTATATCGAGTAATATTCCAGAAGATAGAGCTGCTTTTATTGGTCCTTCTTGCGCAAAGCCAGGTACGGTCTCGATAGGATGATTTCTCGTAACGAAAAAACCGTAACATTGGAATCTTGGGGCCTTTGTCGTATTTAGCATTAGCACGCGGCCGGCTAACGGCTCGTTTATAAGTGCTTCAGTTTCTTCGACTGAAAGTATTAAACTCATTTGAACCTCTAAGTAAAGCATACTACGGGTTGCGTGATAACCAATGTTTATTCTACAGATATTGTTTTAATCATAAATACCTATCTTAAACAAACAGGCAGGCGAAAACCTCGCCCGCCTGTTTTTATTACCCGTTACCCACTGTTTGTCGCCAAGATTAAGTAGCGTTGTTCACATCGATAGGAGCGCTGGCATCAAATATCTTCGTATTAGGATTCATCAAATCCTGGAATGCACTGTTAGAATCGGACAGATTGAATACAGTACGTGCAGGAAGAGTAAACTCGTTAGGACGAACCTTAACATTCTTAGCTACAGCAACAGCCTGTGCTTCGTGTAACATACCAAAGCCATAAGTTTCCTCAATAGCCATATATTGGATACCATAACGAAGATCAGACCAATCCTTGACGTGTGGATCTTCCTGTACAACCAAGGCGCCCAGGTTGCGGGCCTCGAACATAAGGATGTTAGTCAAGCGGTTAATTGGATCGAAGAAGACAAATGGAGATACCAAGATACGGAAAGGAAGGCCAAGGTAGTTAGGCAGCTCCATGTAGGATTGCTGCTTCTGAGGTAGACCCTGAACTTTGGAAGTCTGACCGCCAGTTAACTGGCCTTGTGTGTACTCACCCTGTTGACCTTGACCAAGACCAAGTCCACGATAATTGAAGAACTTGTTTCCAAGCTCAGCAGGATTTCCGCCCCAGTTAGCGAAGAAACTTCCGCCGCCAGCCTGGATAGCGAATTCACGAAGGACAGGATCCTTGACCCACATCAACCAAGTCATTGGGTGAACTAGCAGTGTGTCTGGAATAAAACCTTGTGCCATAACTTGAGCATACATATCGAATATGTCGTCAAGAGTCATGGATCCGTTTAACTTACCAAGATAGTTACGACCAGTAGTAACACCCTTAATAGGCTGATACTGTCCTGGAGCTACAGTATTTAAACGGGCGGCAGGATTGTTGTCATAAACAACAGTGCCTAGCTGAGTAATAAAGGAGAAGATATACTCTTCCTTATGCCGAGCCAGAGCATTACCAGCTAAGCGTAGCCAGTAATTAATCCATGGATAGGTAGATTCCTTCACAAAACGCTCATGAATCTTAAGACCTAAACCGTGACGCTTTACAGTCAGCGCAAAGCTTTGTGCTCCGCCGATGTTGATATTCACGAATGGAACATCAGCGCCGTCGGCAACTTCTTCGGCACGAAGTGGTTCGATGGCTGGGAATACAGTCATCATACCTTGTTCATATTCAATACGTTGCAGTAAAGACGTGCCGATAAGCAGAGGCTCAATGCCTTCCTGCACCATGGTTGTCATAACCCTTGGAATCAGGAACGCTGCATTCTGGATATCCATCGCGTCCTTAATGGAGATTGTTTTCGAAGTCTCCGGATCAAACCCGTTTGTCCGGAAGATGGACTCAAGACGACCCAGATTCTTGACGTCTTCGTCGTTCATCTGGAAAGTAGCAGCGTTACGTAGCATGTGGTTGCCTCCTAAGGCAGGATAGTCCAATAAGGACGAGGGTTGGATTATAAACAAACTAAGATTTTGAGATCTGGACGGTGATTTCTGCTTTGCAGCGATCACACCTAAAAGATCCAGCTATTTGTCCCAAATCATTAATCTTAGCCAGCAATTTATTACAAGTACGGTTTGTTCCAACCCTCAGAGTATTACAACGCAGGCCGCCATTTACTATGACGGCTGCGCCCTTTGATATAATTACAGACTGCACCATGAAGGTGTCTCAACTCTTTTGGGTTAGAGATTTACACGAACCAGAACATGAGTAGAATATTCTGGATGCAGAGGTTTGTTCTGATCGTAAGCGCGCTTGAAAACCGCATCCGTGGTTACGGAGATATGAACTGGAATACCACCAGTAGCAGAACCACCCATACGGATAGCAGCTGGGTTAGGATCTACCATAGGTCCGACCATTGGACGATCAAACAAAGTACGAACACGATTCAAATATCCAACAGGATTCAAGTTCTGGATACCGATTATACGTCCAACAAGATCCATAGGAGTATGGATAGTTGGGTTGTAAGGGGCAAAGTTACCAGCATCGGCCGCATAGCTCAGCGTATCGCCGGCGCGTGCAATAGTACCAATACCACTAGCAACAACACCGGAACCGAAGCCAAAGTAGCCAGCTCCAACGCCGCGAGCGCCAGTAAAGTGAG